AGAGAAAAGTCCGTCGACCAATAAGCTCCGCACAGTTGTTCTTCAACAGATTGAAAATCAGAATAATACAATTACCGCGAGTAGTGACGCTCCCGCTTCTCCACCTCCTGAAAAGAAGGAGGTTGATTTAGATTTTTAAGACTTATGAATTTACATAATTTTTACAGAAAATTCGAAGAGACTCCTAGGGATGATAGATTCGAGGCAATAATTACGCCGGAAGAGCCTACATCCTTGTTTGTTATTTTCAAACAATTGCAGCAGGTTCGAGCACAGCAACGGTTCTTCGAAGAGCGGGAAAGGCACTTATTAGCACTGGCTGATGTGGCTTTTGCAAAGCTCGAAGAGAAGAATAAAAATAAAGAATAGCTATGGTTTTTAACCAAAAGGAACATAATGAGAGGATTGTTCAGATGCTTACTGAAAATCCATCTCTAATACAAGACCAGGCTTGGAGGTTGGAGAATTTGTATTTCATTATTACTAAAGATGGCGATAAAAGGGTGTTCAAGATGAATAGAGCCCAACGCCATTTTTTTGATAATTATATAAATGTGCCCAATCCTTACCACAGGCATATTATCTTAAAGTCTAGGCAGCTGGGTTTTACTACTTTTATTGACCTTTTTATTCTCGATAGTATTCTATTCAAACCCAATAAAGAAGGAATTGTTATAGCACACAAGGTTTTGGATGCGACTGAAATTTTCGATAAGAAGATTGAATTTGCAATTAGAAATATGGCAGAAGATATTAAGGATGCTTTCTTCAAAATCTCCCACCGCTCCGCTCGTAAGGTGCAGGTAGTTATTGATTACGGACCGGACCAAGGTTCCACTTCTTCATTAGCGGTGTCAGTATCCGGACGTTCCGGTACTTATCATTATGTTCATATTTCCGAGTTCGCGAAGATGTGTGCCCAGTTCCCAAAAAGAGCAGAGGAGGTTGAAAGAGGTACATTTCCTACGGTTCCTTTCGATGGGTTTATTTTCATTGAAAGTACAGCAGAAGGTATGGCTGGACGTTTCTACGAGATGTTCCAACAAAACTGGTTAACCAGGGACAGGATTACTGCCCAATTATCGCAAGTGCAGTTCCTGCCCCACTTCTACAACTGGCAATTTGATGATATGGAAATGAAGAAGATTCGCGAGTGTGTGCCGGTTTCTCAAATGGAAGAGTGTGAGATTGATTGGGCTTCTTACCAAAAAGAGCACGATTTGAACGATAAAGAGATTACTTATTATTATATGAAATGGCTGCAGTTTGGTGGTAAAAACAGCCCGGACGCGATTAAATCTCTTATGCAGGAGTATCCAACTACGGCGGAAGAGGCATTTTTATCAACAGGTCAGTCGTATTTTCCAACCGCGAAAGTTGCTTCGCTTCTTCAGACCTGCATACCTGGGACTCGCGGTGAGTTGACTGTTAACGATAACGGAGAGTCTATTTTTCAAGAGATTTCCTCCGGTTCGCTTGAGGTATTTAAAAAACCGGAAAAGGGGATTAAATATATTATTGGTGGTGATACCGCTGAAGGTCTAGCTCACGGAGATGCTCAAGTTCTTTATGTTATTAACTCCAAGACTGAAGAGTGCGATGCTATTTACAAGTCGCAGGTTCCTCCGGATGAATTGGCAACTGAAGCCTATAAACTTGGAAAGTACTATAATTACGCACTTATGGGTATTGAGGTGAATAAAGATGGTCTTTGGGTTAATGATGCTTTGGAGAAATTGGGGTATATAAATCTTTATTATAGGAAGACTTTTGATGATATTACTAAAAAAATGACGAAGTTCTTCGGTTGGAAGACAACATCAGCGACTAGACCGTTTGCTTTAGCTGCTCTAAAAGCTGTATTTTTACGTAAAGATACTGGTTTCCCGGCAGCAATATTGAATGAAATGTTTACTTTCGTTCGAAATGAGAAGGGAAAACCGGAAGCTATGGATAAAAAACACGACGATGTGATTATGGCAGCCTCAATTGGCTACGCTATTCTTCAAGAACAAGGTGTTATGGGTGACGGAGAACATAAGGAAGAGTCTTTTTCTATTATGAAAGCAATGTTTGGAGAGGAGTCTGGGATAATAAACCATTAGTTTTTTTAAAAAGTGTTTTTTTTGATGTCGTTTTTGACAAAAAGTGTTTTTTTTAGTTTGCTTTTTTAAATAAAAGGTTTTATAATTAAGATATACCTCTTAATACAACTATCTATATGGCAAAACAAATCAAAAAAAGCGACAAAGCCACACTAGAATTCATCGCCGACAAGAAGAAAGAGATGAAGAAGAGCCAATATCGTGTTAAGTTTGATGCTCTATCAAAAGAAATCAAAAATAACATAATGAATACAGCTGTTGCCTACGGGCAAAAGCTCTATGAGAAGAGTGGCTGGGGCTCAATGACTTTTTATCAGAAGCAAGCTGACGGGTCTTATGATATAAATGTTTACCCGCAAAAATTAACTGACCGAGACCAAAACAAATCCGGAGTTCCTGTATCGCAGGAACCAATTGCGTTCTCAAAAATTATGATTGCTACGCAGGTTCTAGCTGGAAAGCTACCTGACGGAACGGTTGTTGCTGACGATAAGGTTTATGCAAAAGCAATGTATGAATTATGGAAGAGGAACTGGTCAATGACCGGTGCCAACGGTGAAAATACATTGATGCTTACATATCAAAATTTATTTACTTACGGCTGGGCTGCTTGGAGAGTATATCCAAGACGAGTTCAGGTACCGAGAAAAGGTGTACAGAAAATTTTATTCGATGATGTTTATAGAGAGCCACTTGATTGTGACAGAACTTGGTTGGGAGTAGGCTTTAATAATGGTGACGTTTGGTCACAGACTGAAGCTTACTACGAAAAAGATTTACCGAAAGATGAATTTTTTGAAATGTATCCGGAGGCTAAGACCACTCGGAATAAAAAGAAACTAGAATACTGTTCAGTATCTGAAGAGTCTAAAGATGAAAATAATGAGAAGCCTCATACTAGCGTTACTATTGGATACTACGAAAACGAATTATTAAATCGTTATGTCGTTGTTTGTGGAAAGATGGTTATTTATGATGGTGAACTTCCAAACGACGGTTCTCACGGCTCTATTGTTACCGCAAGATGTTTTGTTAGAGACCTAAATGACCCTTACGGAGTTGGTCTTTACGAGATGATGCGTGGTAACACAGCTATTTATACTTATATTAACTCTCTAAACGCACAGCAAGTTGAAGCGGAAATATTTCCGTTGCTTTTTGGTGCTCAAGTTCAGAACGGAAGCAATACATATAAGAGAGGTCCAAACATTGTTAATCCTAAAAACCCGGGAACTGATATTGATGTGGTTAAAACTTCAGGAAATGTTCAGCAAGGTATTTTATTTGCTGATAAACAAAAGGAAAACATTGAAAGCAATACCGGTATCAATAATATTGTAGCTGGTGCAGGAAGTGAAAGTACTCTTGGTTCTACAGTAATTATGAAAGAGGCTGCTTATAACAGATTGACAACTCCTAGAAACTCAATGGTTGTTGGACTAGAACGAGATGCTCACATTGCTAACACTTGGATGACTCAAATATATTCTGTCGATAAAATCTTTATGATTGATAACGACGACCAGTTAGCTGAATTTGCTAGACAAAATCCAGATTACTTTGTTGAGTCTCAAGAAGTATTGGACGATAATGGAATTCCTATAAAATATGCAGTGGCTGCTTCACCTAACTTAAGGTTGAACTTTGATTTTGACCAAGAAGGTAACGTGATGGAGAAAGTTGACGTTCGTCAGATTTCAGCTAAAGGATTGTTTGATGAATTGAAAAACACTGGGCATATCTCTGACTATATTGATTTTGTTATCGACCCAGACTCAATGCTTCTACCATCTCTTGAAATTCAGAAGCAGACTTATATGGCGTTGTATCCATTGATTACAAATCAGATTACATTGATTTATTCATTAAGAAATAAGGACCCAGAAGCAGCAGCTTCACAGCTTATGGCGTTAGAGAAATTATTGGATATTCAAAATGGTGATATATATGATTACATTTCTAAAGCAGATTATGACGCTATTATGGCTAAGCAACCGTCTCAAGTTCAAAGACAGATGGAAGAAGAGCAAATGAGATTGGATGCAAAAAATACAGCAATGCAAGATATGGCTGGCGGAAGCGGTAGAGGAACCAGTACTCCGGCTCCAGGACAAAATATGTCCCCTGATGGGACAGACCCAATGCAACCACAGAGTGCAAACGAAGTTCCTCGACCACAATCTCCAATGGGAAGTGCAGTAGATGCGAGTGTAGGAAGAGCAGGTCAGTCAGGTTTCTTCCCTGGTTAATTAGTTCAAATGGCTTAAATGCCAATTGATATATGGAGGGTACTCCACAAACCACTGTGGCTAACAAAAGCTAACACAGACAAAATAGGTGGCTCTGCCCTCCACCTTTCTAAATTAAAACATTAGTATATGTCAGAAGAATTATCACAAGAAACAATAAGTAAACAGAAGAAAATTGAATTAGCCCAGAGTGATTATGCTCCGGTAGTCCTTGAAATTTTAAAAGATTGTATGAGAAATACTCCATTGATTGACAAAAAATCTCAATGGACTACGGTTGTAAACGCCATAACCTTGGATGTTCAAGGAACTTTATTAAGAGACGTTGCTGATTACCTAGAATCTATTAGGAAGGGTAGTTTGCACGAACCTAAAGAATAATATATGAAAGCAAAAGAACTCAAACGGGATAATTACACTGTTCAGGTTGGTTATTCTAAAGAAGCAAAGAAAAAGAAGCTTATTAAATTTATCTCTAAATCAGGTGATGAGTTTGTAATATCTGCCGATGAATTAGCCGGTATGCTTATCGGCGGTGTTAATTCCGAGACATTGGAAGCCACTTTTGTTGATTCAGAAAGAATAAATGTGGTGGAAGTTGGAAGACAACTAGAAGCTGTTTTAGATAGAGATATGAAGAAAGGAGAGAGAATAAGGATGAATTATACTCATCCATACCCACTTGAATTTGCTATCATTGAACAGATTTGGGGTATTGCTAAGATTAAAATGGATGTTCCCACATTAACTTTGTCACAGGATTATATAGATAAGAAGATAAAAGAGATTAAACCGGAGCAAGAGAATTTTATTAAGAAATTCTACAAATCATTTAAAAACGTCGATTTAAAAAATAAGTAATTTAATAATTAACTCATCGTCACCAGCCACGACACGGCTAGGAAAACATATGGGAAACACAACAAAAACTCCAGAGGAGTT